TGTTGTCCACAGAAAAGATTTGATGTATCAAACCACAGAGGTATTCCGAGGATTCGGGCTAGATGCAGGGTGCGTAGGTGATGGATTGAGAGACGTCAAAAAGGTCACTGTCGCGACCATACAAACACTTCAAATAAATTTACCCGTGGTCGATCTCTCGAAATTTCAGCAGTTGTTTATAGACGAAGCGCACCTTTGTGCCGCGGATGTAGAGCGCGGAAATCAATTCGTAAAAATCGCCTCTCACGTACAGGCACCATACAGGTGGGGACTTAGCGGGACCCCATTCATGAAAGACAAGTACTCGGACAGGCTACTAGAAGGGACTACGGGCCGAGTCTTATACGAGGTGAATAACCGCGAACTGATCGATAAAGGGTACCTCGCCGAAGGCAAAGTAACTATGTTCGATATGCCGGTTCAAAAAGGTATACGAAATAGCTGGCCTCATTGTTATGACGACGGGATCGTAGTGAATGGCACTAGAAACCAGAAAGTGGTAGACTGTATACAAGGAATGCAGAAGCCGATCTTGGTGCTTGTCCAAAAGATTGGACACGGGCAGCTTCTTGAAAAAATGGCAACCGCTGCCGGGTTAAATGTACAGTTTCTGAATGGGAAAAGCTCTACTGAAATCCGCAAGGAAGCGGTTGCGCTATTTAAACAAAACAAAGTAGAAGCAATAATCGCTACTACAATATTCGATGAAGGGATAGACATACCTGAGATTAGAACAGTTATTCTAGCCGGAGGGGGCAAGAGCCCCATCAAAAACCTACAGCGGCTCGGCCGGGGCTTACGCAAAGCCGATGGTAAGAATGAAGTAGATATTGTTGATTTCTACGACCGAGGTACGCGTTGGCTAGTATCTCACTCACGAGATAGGAAGAATCTATGGGAGAACCAAGGCTTCGTGGTAACCGTAGTTTAGGTACAACTCCATGGCAGAGGACAGTGTAAAGTCAGATGGTAATATACCTTGTGCGTTGTGTGAAAGAAAAGTCAAGACACACCGGATAGCACAGGAGGATCTGTGCTGGATTGATTCACAAGGAAACGAAACTGGGATAGGTAAGGTCAGGTTAACATTATTTGGAGATTCCGGTCCATTGTGCCGCCGATGTTTCATAAGTTCCCTAGACTTCCTCAAGGAGCAGATAAAATCTGGAGGAGCCCTTATACCTGTAACGAATAGGACCAAGAGATTTAAGGTAATCCAAGGAGGTAAGGTTTGAGCTTCTCCGAAGAGATATTTGTATGGTCGCTAATGAATAGAGCGGAGGACTGTAAATTATTTGCTACACTATTCAGTCCTGCCTGGCTAAAGAGCCCCGAGTTACGGCCTATTCTAGAAGAAGTGTATAACTTCAACAAGAAGTACGGTCTACCTCCTAGCCTTACTGCTCTACGAAAATCAATCGAAGAAAAAGATCCTGCTATTTATCAGAGTAGATACAGTAAGGCTATCGATAGAATAGAGAATATTACACCCAAGCCAGAACTATCAGACATGATAATGTCTCTGGAAATAGCAAAAGAAGTAGCTATTAGCTGGTCACTACGAGAGTTGGTGTCAGCTCCATCATTTAGTAAGCTAGGAGAACTTAACCGAGGCCACGACCAGATGCAATTGATAACCTCTTGGGTTCGTCAATTCCAGAATACAGGCGAAGAGATCGAGATGAATATTCAGGAGGCGGTCAAGTACCTCCAGGTTCAAAAGGGATGGCAAAGTCGAGATATGAATATACCGTGCGGGATCAAGGTTATCGACCGGATGTTGGGAGGGGGACTTCGCCCCAAAAACTTAGGAATCATATTAGCGCCTACTGGAGGTGGGAAAAGTTTCTGTCTCACTATAATCGCTAAGAAAATGTCAACAGTAGAAGATAAGAATGTGTTCTTCATCACTAACGAGCTGTCCATGGAGGAAACAACCGAGAGGTTTATTTCCTCTTTAACTTCTACTAAGTTGGAAGAACTAACAGTTACAACCGAAGACGATACCCCACCGGACGTGAATCCACAGTTAACTCAACTGAGTAAACACTGGGAGTATAAGTTACACGAGAGATTACGTTTGTGGGAGGTACGACGAGAGATCAGTACTGACGATATAGAAGCTATGTTATCGAAGCTACGCGGTCTGTACGGATGGAAGCCAGATATACTCGTGATAGACTATATGGAGCGCATGAAGCCAACAGTTACCGGAGGCAGACGCGACCAAAGTTGGTCATGGTACGGGCTAATAGCAAAAGACCTGTGTCGAGTAGCGAAAGCACACAACATAGTAGTATGGACGGCGGCACAGTTAAACCGAGCAGGACAGAAACACGAAAATATGATAGACTTGACCACCGCGCAAGGCTCCATACAACACGCGCAGGAGGCAGCGGCTGTTGTAGCTGTTCGTATTATGCCTACCCCAGACGGTGAGGGACAGTTGATGGGTTTCCAATGCTTCAAGGCAAGACACGCCAAGAAGTTCCAAAAGGAGGTATGCTACGAGGTTGACGTTGGTAAGATGATTATAACCGACAACGAGAAGAAGCGACCTTCGTTCAAAACTAAAAAAGACGAACCAGATGATCACGAACCAGAAGGGTACACAGATGATAAAGGTAAAACTAGGTGAAGTTCTTTAGAGGTAGAAAAGGCGAGTTCAAGCGAGAGATACATCGCAAACTAGGAGAGTTATACTTAACTAGATACTATATCTTTACCTCTAAGTGGATCTCAATATACATACATAGATTCCATATGTCTGACTACGATGTACCTCATGATCACCCGTGGAACTTCATAGCTGTACCTTTGAAGGCTGGGTACCTAGAGCATCTGCCTGATGGGACCGTTGTATATCGTAGGCCCTTCCATCCTAAGTTTAGAACAGCAAATGAATTTCACTGGGTTCAAGTGGATCCGGAGAGAGGTCCTTGCTGGACTTTGTTCATCCATTTTAGACGCCGGAGGTCTTGGGGATTTATGACTACAGAAGGCTGGATAAGGCATACTGAATATAACAAGAGACTAGGGCTATCGGATGATAACTAACAGGCAATAGAGGAGCTAAAGATTCGATGAGCGTTAGAGGGTGATAACCGACATGCCAACATATAGATACAAATGCTCCAAGGGTCACGAATTTGAAGCGGTTGAAAAGATTACCGACGATCCTAGAACCTGCTGCATTGAGTGTAAAGAAAAGGTAGAAAGAATGATTACTCAAACTTCATTTGTTCTTAAAGGAAAGGGATGGGCTAAAGATGGATATTCTAACAAGTAAGGATCAAGGGCAGACATGGCTAGATATGCTCCCCAAGATGCGGGAGCTTCTGAGTTGAAGCTAAAAGATACCAGATTAACTATTGTTCATCCTTTCTATAATGATGAAAAAAGATTCGATGTCCAATTTAAAAACTGGGGTACTTACCCTAAAGATTTAAAGAAAAGTATTGATATAATTTTGGTAGATGATTGTTCCAAACACCCCCTATCAAATAGGATAACTAAGAATAGATTAAAGTATATAGATTTTAACTTTCGTATACTTAGGATAACTGACGATCTGAAGTGGAATACTCCGGGAGCATTAAACCTTGGAGTAACTAGCGCACAAACGGATTGGGTAGTGTTTATGGATTCAGATTGTTTATTCAAAGCAGATGATATAGAGAAGCTCCTATCAACAACTCCAGAGCCCAATTCCGTTTATAACTTTGAACGCATTAGAGTGTCTAAAGACATAGAGAAGGCTAAGATTACTAGACTCCTGGGGTGCGCCTACTTGTTAGAAAAAGAGACGTTTCTTAGCGTACACGGGTTTGATGAGGACTTTACAGGAGAGTACAGTAAGGGTTATGGGCACTTCGATAACCAATTTACTAATAAGCTAAAAAAGAGAAGAATACCTTTTAGACGCACCGAGGCTAAAATAACAGAATATATGGAAGATACCTATATGGGTCCTAACATCCAGACTAAAGATCGTATACGACGCGAGACACACGATATAAATAAGAGACTAATGTATAAAAAAGACACTGGAGAAATTCCCATCCGACGCGATATGCTAAATTTCTCTTGGGTTGAGAGCTTCAACTTTAATGCATCAAGACTCTAAAGACTTCATGGAATCAGTAAGGCTCCGATTCCCTAGTTACTTCAAGGGAGTCAGGGTACTAGACTGTGGTAGCTATGATGTTAATGGCAACAACAAATATCTATTTGAAGACTGTGACTACGTAGGCTTAGACCTCGCCCCCGGCAAGAATGTCGATGTAGTCAGCAAGATTTCAGACTACCGACCTGACCTTAAGTTCCACACCGTTATATCAACCAATTGTTTTGAACACGACGCCGAGTGGCGAGATAGCATACCGCACGCTGCTTCCCTGCTTGAGCCCAAAGGGCTATTCGTATTTTCCTGCTCTGGGCATGGAACCAAGGAGCATGGCACTAAACAATGCAGCCCTGAAGCTAGCCTAAGCTCTGATATATGGGAATACTATTGTAATCTATCTGAAGAGGACGTAAGATCAGTTTTAGATATGAGGATTTTCCACACTTACGAATTCAATCTCCACACCCGAAGAAAGGGCATGGGGACGGATTTGCAATTTTGGGGGATGTTGTTATAGTACATTAGAAGAAGAGGGAGAAGTGCTGATGGAGCCTCTTTAAAAAGGTCCAAATGAAACCCAACACAGAAATAAAAGGACACGAAGTCAGGTTGAATCTTAAGTTCGAGGAAGGTCTCCCGGCAAGTAAGATAGACCTGATGTCCGACGTAAAAACAAGAAGTTAAAAACTAAGACTACTAAAACTAGATAAACAAGTAAACGATAGTCAGGACAAGTCAATCCTCAGGTCGCCATAATCTGACCATAATGAGGAGGGTTAGGAAATGAATAGATCAATAACACAGGGGAGATTTATGTTGAATCCGATCCCTAGGTCTTCGTCTATCCTGAATCCGAAAAGACATGACCTGAACGGTTTGATCGGCCGATTTGAGGGACTGAACGAACATCCCTTACTTGTTTTTCTTGTTTTTGTTGTATTAGTTTTTTACTTCTTGTCCTTAAATCATATATTATAAATAAGAGGAAGAAGTGAATTCCCTGCTCCCGTGGCTTCAGATGCACTTTAAACTTCAGTCGTTAAGAAACGATGAAGCACTAATAACTTGCCCTCTCTGTGGTAAGGTAAAGCTGTACTTTAATCTGAACAAAAAAGTAGGTACCTGCCACTACGCAAACTGTAGATTCCACTCTGAAGCTGTAACGGTCCCTAAACTGTCTAGTATTTGTGGGTTTCTTCCAGAAGAAGGGGTGACCTTTATCGTTCCTCCTTACCTTCAAACTTATGTTCTTCCACCTCCCACTCCGATCACACTGCCAAATGAGGCTGAACCTCTTCTTGTAAGAAAGAATGGTACCTATCTTACTATGTTCCCAATAGCAATCAAGAATATCATAAGTAGAGGTTTAGTTACAGAGGATATGTATAGGTACAATCTACACTTTGATGGACTACGGGTCTACATACCTGTCTACGATAAAGGTAAACTAGTACAATACGTTGGCAGAGACGCTTGGTGGTTTGAAACAGGAGAGGATAGAAAGTACAAGTATGCCCCAGATGTTTCGGTTACTAACTATTTGTTCAATTGGGACAAAAACAAACACGTTAAAGAACTAACCTTAGTTGAGAATACCTTCGTATCTATAGTACTAGATGGTTGCGGAGACACACATATGGGTACTTCCTCTACCTTTGGATCGCATCTATCAGATCGCCAGTGCGACCTAATAGGTACAGGAGCTGCTAGCTCAGTTGTTATTGTATTCGATCGAGATGCTACAGAAAAGGCAGAGAAGGCGGTTCAGAAGCTAAGAGGTCTTGGTGTCCGGGCTGGTATGATAATTCTTAGTAGACCTCAACCTGATGATTACTCCAACAGCACGATACACCAGTCCTGTCGGCTCGTTCATGGTATGATATCGCAGGGTTATGTAGGAAAGTATGAAGGGCAGTGGGCGTTTACTCTTAATAGCGAGGGGACATTGATTATATGAGTTGTAGGGTAGATTGCGGCGGGACTCCAAAATGTAGATTACCTTCGATAACCTACACAAGAAAATTCAAGGGACAGGATATAGAGATTCCTTATGTGACCAATGTTCAAGTAGAAGGAGCTTCTGGTCTAGAAGTTGCTCAGCAACAAAGACTACAGGGTATCCCGAGAAACTACAGGATCATGTTCGTCGCAGAAGCACCAGGAGCCGAAGAAGATAAGTTCGGTATTCCATTTGTAGGACGAGCAGGGTCGGAAGTATTAGTACCCTACCTAACTAAAGTAGGGTTTAATATGGAGGAAGTGTATATAACTAATATGGTTAAATGCCGTCCTCCGAAGAACAGGCGACCAACCGGTACCGAGAAGGACGCCTGTTATGACTACATCGAAGATGAGATTAAACGTATCCAGCCTGAAGTTATTGTGCTCCTTGGTAACACCGCACTAGAGCTTTTTAATCTGAATAAATTTGGGGGTGTAGGAGCTATGAGGGGGAGTTTGTACGAACGGAAGCTCCCGACATGGGAAGACGGTCCGACCTTCAAGGTCATTGTTACCTACCACCCAGCTATGTTCTTACATAAACACAACCCAAAATTTCAGAACCGAGTACAGGATGATTACCTCTTCGCGAGAAATGTCCTCGAACAGGGAGCTTTGGCTAAACCTTTCTATCGTGCTAAGTACGTACTAGCGGATAGTGTTCCTCTCGTAGAAGAAATGGTGGCAGAGATCGAGAAGGCAGATGAATTTGCCTTTGACACTGAGTCTACCGGGCTTGGATTCCGAAAGAGCCCTATGATAATGGTACAAGTATCATTGGGCAAAGATCGTACTTGGGTTGTGCCTCTATATCGCCACGATCCGGAAGGCTTGGACTGGAAGCTCAAGTTCCAATGGAACACACTCGATAGGCCATATGTGGTTGGTTTATTGAAACGGTTATTCGAGAACCCCCGCATAGGTAAGATAGCTCATAATATTAAGTATGATATCAATGTAGTCCGATGGCACCTCGGAGCAGATATTAAAGGTAAACTATGGGATACACTTCTAATGAAGCATCTACTAGACTCTATCCCTCCTCATGGGCTGGAGTTCTTGGGAGATGTTGAGTTTGCAACGGGGGACTGGTCCACGGAGATTAACGAAATAGTCGGACATGGAAAAGACAAAGTTAGGTCCTACGACTACATACCCGATGATCGATTCCACCAGTACGCGGCTACAGACGCAGAGGTAACTTCTAGGCTCAAGGAGTTGTATCTCGACAGGCTAAAGGAAAAGCCTCATCTGATGAAGCTGTACGATGAGCAAGTAGAGCGAGCTATAACTACATTTGCAAAAGCAGAGTGGAACGGTAATAAGATTAATCCTACTAAGTTAGCTGATCTAGACAAGATATGTGAAGATAGACTAGAGAGTGTTACTCTCGATTGTCGTAAATATGCCACGCCTGAGTTTAATCCGGGTAGTCCAGATCAGGTTGCGAGTTTGCTGCAAAGCATCGGGCTTAGTATTGATATAATCAAGAAAGATGCAGCCAAGGGATACAGTACTAGCAAGGATATCCTTATCCCTATTCAGGATAAACACCCTGTCATCCCGTTGATATTAAATTTTAGGAAGACTAGAAAAGTTCATACCACCTATGTTCAACGCATCATGGAAGATATAGATGACGATGGCAGAATTAGATACTCATTTAACTTGGCGGGGACCGTAAACGGACGACTATCCGCACGATTACTCCATCAGATCCCGAATAAAGATAGTGACTGGGAAGAAGACGATTACACCGATATTGAACTACGAGACATCTTCACTGAAGAAGACGGGTTCGTCTACTACTACGGTGATTACTGTTTGGATCCCAACACCCCTATACTCAAATCTGATTTATCTTGGGTTCCTTTATCCGAAATAAAAATCGGAGATAGTCTAGTAGGAATAGAGGAGAAAACCAATAAAGGTAGAAGAAAGAAATTACTAAAATCTGAGGTGGAAGCTATAAGTTCTAGGAATGCGATAAGATTGAAAATTCATATGTCAGACGGTAGAACGGTTATATGTTCTGAAGAACATCCGTGGCTCACAAAATATTGTGAGGGACGCAAGGCTTCATGGAAACCCTCCAAAAATCTAAAAGTTGGAATGAGTATAGTAGATTTAGGGAAACCCTGGGAAAATGATAATACCCATAGTGGTGGCTATTTAGCTGGTGTGTATGATGGGGAGGGTTGGGTATCCGGGTCCGATGTGGGATTTGGACAGAAGGAAGGTGTGGTTCTAGATACCGTAACCTCCTTATTACGGTCCAAGAATT